CATTATTAACTATCTATTAACTATTATTTAAGATATTAATTAAATTACTATTAACTATCTATTAATGTTTATTAAAGATAATAGATAGATTAACTATTTTGTTTTAATTAATTAACTATTTATGTTTATTAATTATTACTTAAGGATTATTTTATGTTTTATTAAAATAACACTTGACAAATACAAAATACTATGATATAATAAACTTATAACATATCTATTACCTTTATGGCTAAACGACCTACTATTACAACTATTACTTCTGGCTATCTTTCTAATAGTCAGTTAAATAGTAATTTCACTAATATTCTAACTGCTTTTGATAATACCGTTAGTTTAGATGGCAGTACACCTAACACTATGTCTAATGACTTAGACATGGATGGTAATCAACTACTAAACTTAGCTACTCCTACTACAGACTATAATGCTGCTACTAAAAAATATGTAGATGATAATTCAAGTGCAGCAGGTACAACAGCCGCAGCAGCCGCTTCAGCAGCCGCAGCCTTAGCATCTCAAACAGCCTCTGAGAGTGCTGCCTTATCTGCTGTAGCCCCTTCACATAAATACTTGTTTGATACCTCTACTACAATGGCTAACCCAGGTACAGGGGATATTAGATACAACAATGCTACAGTTGCCTCTGTAACCAATCTAGCCATTAGTAGTTTAACTAATTCTACTGGTAATCCTGATATAACTTCTTTTATTACTACATGGGATGATAGTAGCTCTACAATTAAAGGAATACTTGTTTTAAGAAAGAGTGGCTCAGAATCCACCTTTGCTATTTTTAATATTACTGGTGCTATAACTAACAATACCACTTGGTTACAGATTCCTGTTTCCCATGTAGTTTCTAATGGTACATTCAGTAATACAGATGTTGTTTATATTCACTTTACTCCTAAGGGAGATGCTGGTACTTTAGGTGCTATAGGCTCTGATGTAAACATGAATGGTAATCAATTACAATGGTCTAAAGGAGCTGATGTAGCTTCTGCAACTGCTTTACCTGTACTTACTGATGGTAACTATTTCGATGTTACTGGTACAACTACAGTTACTTCGTTTAACACCACAGGTGTAGTAGGTACTGTAATTAAATTACACTTTGATGCTGTTTTAACTTTAACTCACCATGCTACTGATTTAATCCTTCCAGGTGGAGCTAACATCACTACTGCTGCTGGAGATGAAGCTGAGTTTGTAGAATATGCCTCTGGTGATTATAGATGTACTAACTACATGAAAGCTAGTGGTTTACCTGTAGTAGCTTCTAGCACTACTGCTGTTCCTGTAGGAGCAATAATTGATTTTGCTACAGCTACTTTACAAACTGATTATTTAGCTTGTGATGGTGCTGCTATTTCAAGAACAACTTACTCTGGTTTGTTTGCTGTAGTAGGCACTACATGGGGTTCAGGTGATGGTTCAACAACCTTTAACGTACCAACTTCAGGTAGGCTTACAAGAGTTGGTTCTGGTGGCTCTGGAACTGGAACATTAGGTAACGCTGTTGGTAATACTGGTGGTACTGAGACACATACTTTGTCAAGTAGTGAAATGCCTTCTCACTCACACACATTCCCTACTGGTGGTACTATATCAGCACCTGCAACGGTGACTGTTATGAACGCAACAGACGGGTCTGCGAACGGTACACTTACTACAACCAGTAGAGGCAGTAGTTCAGCACACAATAACATGCAACCTTCAATGGTTATATCAATGCAAATAAAATATAGGTAAACATGATAAAAACTAAAACAGTTTATGCCTATGATAAATATACAAAAGAGTATATTGGTGAACAGAACGCTAATCTATGCCCAGTCACTCAAACAGAATATTTAATGCCAGTTTCTAGTACAGAAGTTAAACCCTCTAAACATAAAGATGGTTTTGCAAGGGTGTTTGTCAATGGTCAATGGGAGTATGTAGAAGATAAGCGTGGTGCTGTTATTTACGATTGTACAACAAGAGTAATTACAGGGTGTATAGATACTCTAGTTTATACAGTACCAGAAGGGTGTACTTTAGAAGTTCCAAAAAAAGGGGATGTTTGGATTAATAATGAATGGAAACCAAAACCTCCTCCTACAGTAGCAGAGTTAGCTTTAATAGAAATATCACGCCTTGAAGCACAAGTAACAATTCGCAGATTAATAGAGGCTGTTACAGAAAACAATGGCTGGATAGCTCAGCAGAAAGCTTTAATAACAATAGAACGTAATAAATTATAAAGGAGTAAACTAATGCCTAAAAATAAAATGAAAGCAAGTAAAACACAAATGGATAAAACTACAGGTAGTGATAAATCCTTTTCTAAGAAAGTAGCAGAAACTAATAAAAAGAATAAATCAGGTAAGAAATAATGCCAGCAAGTTTAGTTTCAACAAATACTATTACTATAGCTTCAGGCACAACTACTGCTGCTATAGACCTAGGTAGGCGTGTTTTAGTAGGTGTCCAGACTCCTGCTAGTATAGCTAGTACAACTCTAAAGATAAAAGTAGCACCTTCTACAGCAGGTACTTATGTTAATGTCTATGATGGTTTAGGACAGTATGTTACTGTGGGTGATTTTATAACTACTATTGCTTCAAGTAAATACATTCCTATTCCTCCACCATTAACTGCTGGTGTACCTTATTGTAAATTAGAGTTTGGTTCTACTGAAACTGCTAAAACATTTACATACTACACAAGAGAAATAGAGTAAAATGTCAGACCTCTTACTGTTTCAAAAAACACCTTTTGTCCCTACTTACATAAGAGGGGAGCTTGGAGGTACTTTGCTTACAGAAGGAGGTTTGCCTATAGAGATAGAAACGCCTATCACAAGATTAGAAAGACATTATCTTAGGGATAATAAAAATAACCTAAGAAGATATACAGTAGAAATTCCTGAAGAAACTGACCCTGAAGATATTCTAGGTATATTTTTCCACTTTCATGGTGGGTATGGCTCTGGTGATGGTGATGTTGACGGTGATGGCGTGGATAATGGTAGTGGAGGTTATCGCAGGGTTTTAGATTTTGATGGAACATACTTGCAGGACTACATCCATGTTTACCCAACAGCAGCTTATAATGGGGTTGTTGGTGGGTTGTGTTGGACGCTATTGCCTTTTACAAATGCAAACTCACCAAACGACGTGGACTTTTCAAGAGACATGGTAGATGCTTGCTGTGCCAGATATAACATAAACCCAGCTACACAAGTAATTGTAGTTGATGGTGTTTCTGCTGGTGCGATGATGGCTATATACTACGCCTCCGAAGCATATAGACAGAACTTTACATACAAACCTACACATTGCATTTCAATTAATGGTGTGATTGCCTTTGACTATGCAGGTACAGAACCTTTTAGTTTTACTGGTAACTTTACTTCAATAACCAGCCAACTTGATACAATAGTACCAGAAGCTGGTGGTGGTTTTGGTTCGTACATGAGCCTTGCTACTATGCAAACAGTTATCGGAACTATACCTTCTTCAACTGAGTATATGTCATTAACCTATGGACAACACTCAATAAAAAGTATGAGATATGGATTAGCAAGCAATACCCCTCCATATACTCTACAAGCAAAAATAGCAGAAATATTAGCATAAGGATATTATTGTGACATACCAAAGTGACTTCCCCCCTTTAACAACGCCAGACACTGGTGATTATTTCGATGTACTGGAGGCGTTAGGTGGTGGATTATATAGAAATGTAAAAGTTCTCAAAGAGAATCTACTTGTTAATTCTAGTGATTTAACTTTCCTTAATGGTAAAGGTGTTTTTGCTGGCACTACATTAAACGACCTAGTTTACTTCGGTAGTCGTGATATTGATGGAAACGTGAATGTAGCACATATTACGGCTATATCTGCAAACTCCCCTTATGCTTTACTTGGAACAACATGTTTCTTTACAGCAGGGGCTTCTGTAGCTGCTTTAACAGGCTACTTAGGAAGTGATTATACTTCTTACGGTACTGTTGGAGTTGGGGAGGACGACTTAACGTCTGTCACTCATGTTGCTAACCAGTTTAATGTCACAGGGAGAGGAATCAGTTATTCTTTTGGGGGGTACACTGCTAATAACGCCAATGTAAAAACAGTAAGAATACGAGCTGGTGCGACCCTTCTTGCAACGTTAGTATTGCCTCTTAGTGTGCTTGGAGTCTGGAAAGCTGAATTTGGTATTATACGCACTGGTGTAAGCACTCAAAGAGCTTCAGGTACATTGAAGACATACACAACAATTGGAACTGTCGCAGTGGTTACAGAAGCCGCTATAGAAGCGAATTTAACATTAACCGAGACTAACACAATTACTGTAAAATCTACAGGAGAGGGAGTTAGTAATAACGATGTTGTTGGCTGGCGTGGTAGGTGGGAGCATATATAGTATGAGTGATACAGAAAAAGATGTAGGAGAATTAAAAGGGGCTATAGAGGCTCACTCTAAAAGACTTGATGGTATAGATACTGAAGTAAAAGAATTAAGAAAGACTAAGCATGACCATGCTAATATTATACATAATCACCAAGGAATACTTCAAACTATTGAGAAGTCTATTAGTGATTTAGTAAGTGCCACTGGTTTAAGTGCTGAAGCTACAAATGAAAATACAAAGGCTATAAGTGATTTTAGGTTAGTAGTAAAAACAGCTCTATGGTTAATTCCTACAGCCTCTGCTATTTTAATTAGTTTAATTCCATTTCTAAAATTCTTAAATACAATATACTTTTGGTGGTAGTTAATTGGGTGATGTTGTTTTATTAAACGTTATAACAAGATTAGATATCCCTGTTGAAAGAGTTTTAGATGGGGCTACAAATGCAGAACTAGAAGAAGTTGTAGTCATAGGGTATGATAAAGAAGGTGAGTTTTATTTTTCTTCTAATAAAGCAAATGGAGGTTCTGTTCTTTGGTTATTAGAACAAGCTAAAAAGGAATTATTAAATGCCTAGTTTTAGTAAAAAATCACTAGAAAAATTAAATACTTGTAACCCACAATTAATAGACTTGTTTAAAGAAGTTATTAAAGAATATGACTTTGTTGTTTTATGTGGACATCGTGGAGAAGAAGAGCAAAACAAAGCGTTTAAAGATGGGTTTAGTAAGTTAAAGTTTCCTAAATCTAAACATAATACATTACCTTCTAAAGCTGTTGATATAGCCCCTTATCCAATAGATTGGAATGATTTAGAAAGGTTTAAAGAACTTGCTGTTATAGTTAAAAAAATAGCTCTACAGAAGAATGTAAAGATACAGTGGGGCGGTGATTGGAAGATGAGAGATTACCCACACTTTGAATTAATAGGTTAATTATGAAATACCCAGATAGATTTTTAGATGGTGGTATTGACTACTGTTGGCAATGGTTGAAACCTGTAAATGGTAGCCCCTCTTTAATTCGTGCAACTTTACTAAGAGAAAGACATTATAAAAGTAATATAAAACCTCCTCACGGTGTTAAGTTTCTATTTAAAGGGGGTTGCATACACCTAGATAAAACTATTGTTTTAGATAAAGGTTTTGAGTGGGATTTGGCAACAGGTGCGATTAATACACCTAGTATAATCAGAGCTTCTGCCTTTCATGATTTTATTTGTAATGCCGTAGATGCTGGAGCGTTACCTGTAGAGTACAGACGTATAGGAGATGATATGTTTAGAGCGATAGCAAAAGAAGATGGTATGCCTATATGGCGTAGAGCTTGGACTCACTTTGCAGTAGTTAAATATGGGCAACTGAAATATGGAAAATAGTTTTAATTCAGATAATATAAAGTTTAAAGATAAACAAGGTAGATGGCATACTCAAGCATTATTTAGGGAATCCTATAAAGAGTTTGCTGGTATGAAACCTTTATATACTTTAAAAGATGATGACTATGAAGGATTACCTTCTATTAAAAAAGCCTACTTAAACTTTCAAGACCCTACAGGATATAAAGTAGCTACACAGTTACTAGGTGGTTGGGAACATTGGAAAAAGCTTTGCGGTTTACAATGGTTTCAATTACACTTACAAGAATGGGAAGAAGAGTTAGAAGTTAAATTAAAATGTGAAGGTATCAAACGTATGATAGAGTTTTCTCAAGGGGATGATTCTAAATCTAAAGATGCCACTAAGTTCTTAATTAATAAAGAGTGGGAACAAAAAAGAGGCAGACCTTCTAAGGAAGAAAAAGAAAGACACCATAAACTAAATGAAAGAGTATCTGACGCAGTCAACTCTGATTTTGAATTATTGAAGATGTATGAGACCGCTAAGTAAATTAGAACAAAAGAAATTAGAAACACGCCAAGCTGCTGAGAATGACTTAGAGTTTTTCATAAGACTTGTTTCCCCTAATAGAATGTTAGGTAGTGTGCATTGTGAGCTATTAAGCTGGTGGACTAGACAAGAGAAGAAAAGCTGTCAATTAACGCTACTACCTAGAGACCATCAAAAGTCTGCTATGATAGCTTATAGGGTAGCTTGGTGGGTTATTAAAACCCCTGATGTTAGGATACTATATATCTCTGCAACAAGTAACTTAGCAGAGAAACAATTAAAGATGATTAAAGATATTCTAACTTCAGACAAAGTTAGGTATTACTGGTCAGAATTAATTAACCCAGAAGAAGGTAAAAGAGAGAAGTGGACTAATAGTGAAATATCTATTGACCACCCTAAACGTAAAGAAGAAGGTGTTCGTGACCCTACCATCTTTACTGGGGGTTTAACAACTTCCCTTACAGGTTTACACTGTGATGTTGCTGTTTTAGATGATGTGGTTGTACCTGAAAATGCTTATACAGAAGAAGGTAGAAGTAAAGTAAAAAGCCAATACTCTTTATTAGCTTCTATTGAGTCTACAGGTGCACAAGAGTGGGTAGTAGGTACTAGGTATCACCCTAAAGATTTGTACAATGATTTGATAGGAATGGCGGAAGACATCTTTAGTAAAGAAGGTGAAGTTGTTGACACTGAAAATGTTTATGAAGTATTCCAAAAACAAGTAGAAAGTAATGGCGATGGTTCTGGTGAATTTCTATGGGCTAGACAACAAAGAACTGATGGTAAGTGGTTTGGTTTCAATAGAGAAGAATTAGCTAGAAAGAAAGCTAAATACTTAGATAAGACTCAGTTTAGAGCACAATACTATAATGACCCTAATGACCCTGAAAAGTCAGGTATAAAAAGAAACTTATTTCAATACTATGATAAAGTACATTTAAGAAGAGAAGGTTCTTATTGGTATTATAAACAAAATAGATTGAATGTATTTGCTGCAATTGACTTTGCTTATTCTTTAAATAAAAGGGCAGACTATACAGCATTAGTAATTATAGGGCTTGACTCTAATGGTATAATTTATATCTTAGATATTGATAGATTTAAAACTGAATCTATTAAAGAATACTTTGAACATATCCTGAACATGCACGTTAAGTGGGACTTTAGGAAATTAAGAGCAGAAATAACTTCAGCTCAAAATGCTATAGTTCAGGAGTTAAAGAATAGTTATATAAGAGTAAATGGTTTATCTTTAAGCATTGATGAACACTCACCTCATAGACATTCTGGAAACAAAGAAGAAAGAATGAAAGCTATTTTAAACCCAAGGTATGAGAACTTAAGTATCTTCCATTATAAAGAAGGTAACTGTCAAATACTCGAAGATGAATTAGTAGTAGAACATCCACCACATGATGATGTTAAAGATGCTTTAGCTTCTGCAATAGAGATTGCAGTACCGCCTACTGGGCATAAAAATAGAAAAACTTCTAGTAATATTATATATAGTACAGGAAGATTTGGAGGGGTTGTAGGTTAATGGTTGGAACAACATTAGATTTTGAAGTGATAAATGATGGTAGAGATGCTTTAGCAAAAGTTATTTCTAACAACTTTACTTCTTGGAATCAACAAAGAATTAAATGGTTAGAAGAAGTTAAAGAGATAAGGAACTATGTATTTGCAACTGATACTAGCACTACAAGTAATAAAACCTTACCTTGGAAAAATTCTACTACACTTCCAAAACTTTGTCAGATTAGAGACAACTTACATGCTAACTATATGGCTGCCTTATTTCCAAGTTCTGATTGGCTTACTTGGGAGGGTGATGATGAAGATTCAGAAGCTGCTGAGAAAAGAAAAGTAATAACTTCTTACATGCAGAATAAACTTAAACAAGTAAAGTTTAGGGCTTTTACCTCTAAGTTAGTTTATGATTTTATTGATTATGGTAATCTATTTTGTACTGGTAAATGGGTACATGATACAGTTGAGAATGAAGCTGGGGAAGTTACGACTACTTTTATAGGTGCTAAACCATTAAGGATAAGTCCTTTAGATATTGTGTTTAACCCTGTAGCTAATGAGTTTGAATCTACTCCTAAAATCATTAGAAGCTTAATGTCTATCGGAGAGTTAAAGGCTGCTGTAGAGAATGAGTCTGTTACAGAAGAAGATACACTAATGTTAGAATATGTTATGGGTAGGTCTATCCATATTCGTAAACAATACTCTGATGGTAGTATAGAAAATAAAGATAAAGTAGATGCGTTTCAAGTAGACGGGTTTGGTACTCTACAAGAATACTATAGTTCAGGTTTAGTAGAAGTTCTACAATTCATTGGCACTATCTACGATATTGATAAAGACATTTTATACAAAGATAGAGTTATAACTGTAGTTGATAGAAGTTATGTAATTTCTAATAAGAAAAAACCTAGTTGGTTAAAGAATGATATTATACATGTAGGTTGGAGGTTAAGACCTGATAACCTTTATGCTATGTCACCTCTAGCTAACCTAGTAGGTATGCAGTATAGGATAGACCATTTAGAGAATTTAAAGGCAGACGTATTTGATTTAATTGCATTTCCTGTGTTTAAAATAAAAGGTAACGTAGATGATTTTGAATACGCTCCTAATGAAAGAATCTATGTAGGTGATGAAGGTGATGTAGAGTTTATGCACCCTGATGTTACTGCTTTAAATGCTAATACAGAGATTCTTCAATTAGAACAAAAGATGGAAGAAATGGCTGGAGCACCTAAACAGGCAATGGGGTTTAGAACTCCTGGTGAAAAGACAGCATTTGAAGTACAGGTATTAGAGAACAATACTTCTAGGGTGTTTCTAAATAAAGTAAGTTACTTAGAAGAAATGGGCATAGAACCATTGATTAATCTTCTATTAGAGATTAATAAACGTAATATAACAGAGTCTGATTTAATTAGAACGTTAGATTCTGAAATGGATGTTATTACATTTACATCTGTAACTAAAGAAGATTTAAAAATCTCTGGTAAAATAAGAGCTACAGGTGCATCACACTTTGCTAGAAAGGCTAACCTAATACAAAACCTAACAACTCTAATGGGTTCTGCAATTGGTCAAGACCCTGCTGTAACTACTCATATTAGTGGTTTAAAAATAGCAGAGTTACTAGAAAAAGCAATGGATATAGAAAAGTATAAACTTGTTTCTGAAAATATAAGAGTTATGGAACAAACTGAAACTCAAAGATTAATCCAAACTGCTTCTGAACAATTAGAAATAGAAGCTGCTACACCTGCTGGCATTAACCCTGCGGAGCAAATCTAATGTCAAGATTAGATGTTACTTGGTTAAAACACGCAAAGAATAAAGAAGAAAGAGAAGAGATTAAAAGAACTTTAGTTTCTAATACATATACTCTTAATCTTCTAAAAGAAATTCTTGAGAGAGAACTGAATGAAAAAAACAGAAGTTCTTTTGACGAATACAGTTCACCAAACTGGGCATATCAACAAGCTGATAAAAATGGTTATAAGAGAGCTTTACAAAGCTTTATAAATTTATTAGCAATAAAAGAGGACTAAAAATGACAGATACAGACAATGTATTTACTGACGTAATTAAAACTGAACCGACAAATACTTCAGTTGAACCTAAGAACGAACTTACAGGGACTGTTGCAGAGCTTGTAGGGGAATCTAAAAAATTCAAAACTGTTGAAGCTCTAGCTGCTTCTGTTAATTATAAAGATGAACACATAGCAAAGTTAGAAGCTGAGAATAGAAACCTTAGGGAAAAGACAGTCAACGCAGATGAAGTCTTCAATAAACTTTTAGAATCTAAAGAGAAAGAGAACACAAAGACCACTGTAGAACCTCTAACTACTGATGAAATTCAAAGGATAGTTCAAGATACTTTAACTAAAACAAAAACACAAGATGAAGCAACAACTAATATTAAAAAAGCTAATGATACTCTAGTTCAAAAACTTGGAGGTTTAGAAAAAGCTCAAGATTTTCTAAAACAAAAATCAATTGAATTAGGTTTAGGTATTGAATTTTTAATGTCTACTGCTGCTAAAAGTCCATCTGCGTTTTTAAAAGTAATTGGTGTTGATGAACAAAAATCTAACCCACAGAATAATCCTATAATTCAAGGTACTAAAAATACTGATGGTCAGACAGAATTTAAGTCTGGTTTGTCTGTTGGTACAGTAGAGTACTACAGAGAGATGTATCGAACTAACCCTAGTAAATATATGTCTGCTAAAGTACAAACTGAAATTATGGATTATGCTACTAAGGGTATTTACAAAGCATAATAAAAAGAGGTTAAAATGACTGGTTTTACAACTGGAATAGACCATCTGACTAGGTCGAATGTCTGGTCAAATGAGTTGAAAATGATTTTGGAGGATGAACTCCAAGCAACTAAATACATTAGAATGTTATCAGATTTCCCTGATGGCGATACTATTAACATCCCTTCTATTGGTCAAGCAACTGTTGACAACTATGTAGAAGACCAATCTGTTAAATACAGAGCAATGGATACTGGTAACTTTACGTTTACCATTAACGAGTATCTATCTTCTGCTACTTACATTACAGATAAATACAAACAAGATACTTTCTATATGAATGAGCTTGTTTCTTCTTTTGTGCCTAAACAGGCTAGAGCTATTATGACTCACTTTGAGACTAATGTAATGGCTTTGTCTGCATCTCAAACAGCTGCTAATGCTAACACTATCAATGGTGCAGCACATAGGTTTGTAGGTACTGGTACAAATGAAACAATCGCTGTAGAAGACTTTGCTAAGGCTCGCTTTGCCTTAACAAAAGCAAATGTACCAATGACAAACTTGGTAGCAATTGTAGACCCTTCTGTAGAGTACGCTCTAAGTACATTGTCTAACATTACTAACATGTCTTTCAACCCTAGATGGGAAGGTATTGTTTCTACTGGTATTTCTACTGGTATGAAATTTATTGTAAACATCTATGGCTTTGACGTTTATACAAGTAACTACCTTGCTGATGCAAATGAAACTATCAGTGGTTTAACTACTGCTGCTGGAAAGGCTAATATGTTCTTTTCTGCTGCTTCAGATGTATTACCATTTGTAGGAGCTTGGAGACAACAACCTAGAGTAGAAAGTGAACGTAATAAAGATTATCAAAGGGATGAGTTTTTAACAACTGCTCGTTATGGAACTAAATTATTCCGTCCTGAAAATCTTGTTGTTGTGCTTACTGACACTGACCAAGTTTAATAAAGGAGAATGAATAATGGTTTGGAATAACTCTGATGGACTTAATATTATGTATGGTACTGAACAAGGTACTACACAAATGGTAGGAAGTCCTACTCAAGCAGGTGCTTATAAAACGATAGTTATTGATATTGATAAGGCATATCTTAATGCGTACACAGTAGCTGATGACTTCTTTGAAACAGTACCTGCCACTTTTATACCTGCTGGTGCATCAATTACTTCTGCGACTTTAACAGTTACAGAGGCTTTTGATTCAGGTGGTTCTGCTACACTCGATTTAGGATTTCTTAAATATGATGGTACTGAACTTGACTATGATGGTATTGATGCTACAATTGCAGAATCTGCCCTTGATACTATTGGTAAAGTAGTAGCTTGTGATGGAGCTTTAATAGCTGATTCAAGTGGTGCAGTATTGCTGACTGACGATGCTTACCCTTCTTATGGTGTAAACACTGTCACCTTCACTACTGGTAAAGGTAAATTGGTAATTCAATACTTTGCACCAACACCAAGCTAATTAATTAGAGGGAGTTGAAATATACTCCCTTCTTAAAGGAGAAATATATGGCTTTAACAGGCGGAAATGTAATGGATTTTAGTGGTCTTGCTATTAAGGCTTCTGAATTTCAAGATAGTAATGGAGTAGTTTTGTTGGACACAATTAGTTCTACAGACAATGCTATTGCTAGGTTTAACGGAACAACTGGTATTTTACAAAACTCTGGTTTAATTATAGCAGATACTACTAACGCTTTGTCTGGAGTCGGCCCGATTACATGTACAGGTGCTGGTACAACTATATTCAATAGTACATCTTTAGACACTGATTTTACAGTAAAGAAATTAACTTCTGGTGATGCAATAGCGTATGATGCTGGTGCTGCTTCATTAGCCTTAGACTCCACAACTGTGGGTATCACAGGTGCAATTACCCTTACAGGTGATGTAGGTATTGCTGGTGCTGCAAGTGAGTTATCTATAGCAAAAACTACCAATCAACTTGTACTTGGTACAACTAATACTACAACAATAAATGCAGTTGCACCAGTAGCTTCAAGAGTTCTTTCAATTAGAGACCCTGGTGCTAGTGGTTCATTTGTGGTAGGTGGAGGTAACGCTGCTAGAACTTTAACAGGTACAGGTGGAACTTCAACTGGTACAATGACTACATTATCAGCACAAGTAACTACTGCTGCATTAACAACAGCAGGACAGGCTACTCACGTTGCAACGATTACTTACACAGGTATTACTGCAACTGATTTAGTATTTGCTACTTTAGCTGGTGGTACAAATACTACTCAAAGTATTGTTCTACAAGCTGTATGTACTACTAACACTATTACAGTAAGTCTTACAAATGCTACTGCTGCAACCGCAGTAAATGGTACAATAATCTTTAACTTACTTGTAGTTAAAGTATAATTAAAGGAAAGAAAGATGCCTGAACATAGAGATGTTTCACCAACTAATATTCATGAACCTAAAGGAGCTTACTCAGCTTCTTCTGGTACTGTGTATGTGGCAGATGGAGCTGGTTCAGGCTCTTTTACTGCAATTAATAATTTAAATAAAATAACTTTAACCTACACCTTTACGGATGTTTCTACTGCTTCCAGTCAATGGGTTGTTTGTCCTATTGCTGGAACTATCTCAAAGATTTATTCAGTGTTACATGGTGCAATAGCAACTGCTAATACTGTTATGTCTTTTGAGATAGCTGGTATAGCTGTTACAAACGGTAACATAACCCTTACTCACTCAGGTTCTGCTGCTGGGGATATTGATAGTTCAACTCCTACTGCTGCTAGAACTTTAACAGCAGGACAGGCTATAGAAATTATAAGTGATGGTGGTTCTACTAATACTGTTAATGCTACAATAACTTTTGTAATAAATGTGTAATTAATATGCCTAAATTAACTCTCTTAGAAATGGTTCAAGATATTCTATCTGACTTAAACAGCGATAGTGTTAATTCTATTACTGATACTATAGAAGCTCAACAAGTAGCCCAAACAATTAAAACTGTTTACTTTGATATAATTTCAGATAAAAGTATCCCTGAGCATGAAGGTTTAAAACAACTAACTGCTTTAGGTAGTTCGGCTAAACCTAATTATATGTTAATCCCTACTGATGTAAAAAGAGTTAAGTGGTTAAAGTATGATGTAAGAACTTCTACTGATACTAATATTCAATACACTACAATTGACTATAAAACTCCTTCTGACTTTTTACAAGAAATACTAGGTAATAATTCTGCCGCTACTAACGTAACTACTGTAGTAGATTTCTCTAATGTATCTTTACTAATTAGAAATGATAAATTTCCAGAGTTCTTCACTTCTTTTGATGATGAATACTTAGTGTTTGATTCTTATAATTCAGCAGAAGAATCTACTTTAACTGCTGGTAGAACTTTAGCTTTAGTTACTATTGAACCTACTTGGACAGCTAGTAATAGTTTTGTACCTGATTTAGATTCTGACTTGTTTCCATTACTGTTAGCAGAAGCTAAAAGTTTAGCATTTATTAATGCCACACAAGCAAGTAACCCTAAGATAGAACAAATAGCTAAGAGACATCAGAATAACTTACAAAATAAAAGGCATAGAGTTAAAGCAGCAAATACTAAATCAACCCCAGACTTTGGAAGAAAAAGATAATGAATGAAAACAATTATATAAAATATGAAATGTATGAAACCCCAAAGGGAAAGAAGATAGAAGTAATCCCTGATGGTCAATATGGCTTATACACTATACACCCACATGGTACTAACTTACCCGAACATTTAAAAGGGCAGAAGTTTACTAGTAGGTCTTTAGCTAGTGCAGCTATCCTTAATTGGATTAAAAGTATTAATGAAAGACAGAAAGAAGAAGTTGAAGAAGAAGAAGCTGTAAACACAAAAGATAAAAAAGTTAAATAATGGCTAGAAATACTACTGTAAAAAAGTATGTAAACTTTACTAAAGGCTTGATAACAGAAGCCGAAGCTTTAACATTTCCAGAAAATGCTTCTTTAGATGAACTAAATTGCATACCTACTATTAAAGGTAATAGACAAAGAAGGTTAGGGATTGACTATGAAACTGATTATGCTTTGTCTACTAATACTTTTGATAGTAGTAATATTGGTACTACGGCAGTAAGTACACATACTTGGGAAGCAGTAGGAGGTGATGGAAATCTAAACTTTCTTGTAGTACAAATAGGAAGTACACTATACTTCCATGACCTAGGTGAAAGTTCAGTAAGTGCTGGTGAGAAAAGCTTTACAGCAGATTTAACTACTTATCTAGCTCCAGGGCAATCAGGAGCAGAGACAGAAAAAGTTTCTATCGCCTCTGGTAAGGGTATCTGCTTTGTTGTTTCTAAGAAAGTAAACCCTTTCTATATTACTTACGATTCTGTAACTGATACTATTTCTACTACAGAGATTACTGTAGAGGTTAGAGACTTTAATGGGTTAAGTGATGGTTTAGCAGTTGATGAGAATCCTACATCATTGTCTACAGCACATGAGTACAATTTAAAGAATCAAGGTTGGGTTAACCCTCCAGGAGTTAGTACAAGTTTAATAACTACTTACTATAGTTCTCAATCTAAGTATCCTTCTAATAACCAGATTTGGTTTATTGGTAAAGATACAGATGAAAACTTTAGTCCTACTTTATTATCTAAGCAAGACTTTGGTAATACTCCAGCACCTAGAGGAAGATTTATTCTTAATGCTTTCTTTAAAGACAGAAGTACAGTTTCTGGTGTTTCAGGTATTACAGTTGAATCTGTCCTTAACAGACCTGAGTCGGTAGCCTTCTTTTCAGGGAGAGTTTTCTACTCAGGTGTACAAGGTTCAAGTGTTGGTTCTAACCTTTACTTCTCTCAAATCTTATTTGATAGTTTTGAGAATGTAGGTTACTGTCATCAAACAGCAGACCCTACTTCTGAGAATGATTCTATACTAGCAGATGCAGATGGAGGAGTTATAAGTATTCCTCAAATAGGTACTATTAAAAAACTTGTACCTTTAGATAGGTTTCTAGTTGTATTTGCTGACAATGGTATCTGGGCTATAACAGGTACTGATACTGGCTTTACTGCTGCTTCTTATGATGTATTAGATGTAAGTAAAGTTAATTGTATCTCTGGTGATTCTTTAACAGAAGTAGAAGGAATCCCTATCTGGTGGTCTAATCAAGGTATTTATACTTTAGAAGTAAACAGTATAGCTAAGAACTTGAGTGTTAAGAATTTAACTGAATCTACTATTCAAACTTTCTATGATAGTAACATTACTGCTACAGCTAAATTAAATGCACAAGCACAATATGATAGAGCAAGTAAAACAGTCGTTTGGTTATACAAAGAAGATGATACTGGGACTAACTTAAACCAATTTGATAGAGCTTTATTATTTGATTTAAGGTTAGGTAGTTTCTACCCTTGGAAGTTTAGTGAGTTAGCTTCTAACACTCCTTACCCAGCAAGTTTATTTAATACTTCAAACCTTAATATAATAACTACTAATGAAGTAGTAACAGATGGTGCTTTAACAGTAACAGACTCTGGGGTATCTTTAACTGACCTTGTAATTACTACTGGGGGAACTAATACATTTTTAAAATTCTTAACTTTAATCCCTTCAGGTAGTTTCTCTAGTTATACTTTCTCTGAATTAAATAGTAGAAGCTTCTTTGATTGGGAAACTTCTGATGGTGTAGGAGTAGATTTCTCTTCTTATATTGTTACTGGTTATGATTTATCAGAAGATATAATGAGAGATAAACAAATAGTTTATATTAATACTTACTTTAAAAGAACTGAAGATGCTTGGGAATTAACAGGGGATGGAGATTACATTCTACAAAATCCTTCTTCTTGTTTTCTACAAGCCCAATGGCAATGGTCAGATAGTGTTAATTCAAACAAGTGGAGTGCTGCTCAACAAGTGTATAGGTTTAGACAAAACCCTTTACCTGTTTTAGGTGACTTAGGCTTTGATAGTGGGTTTCCTGTTATAATAACTAAAAACAAACTAAGAGGGTTTGGAGAATCATTAAGCTTAAAGTTCTATAGTGAATCAGGTAAAGATTTTAATTTACTTGGTTGGGGGATTATGATGACAGGGGAGACTAGACCATAATGATTAGAGAAGCTACAATAAATGATTTAGAAATACTTTATTTAATGAGTGTTGAGTTTCTAAAAGAATCTAAAATTAATGAAAGTATCCCTTTTAATGAAAATGATTTAAAGATTTGGATTCTAAATTTAATTCATAGTACAAACGCTACTGTTTTAGTTTATGATGAAGATGGTATTAAAGGTTCAATAGCAGGTGGGATTAGTCCACATTATACTAATAAGAACTTTAAGATTGCTAATGAATTTGCATGGTGGGTATTACCTGCTTTTAGAGGTAAAGTTGGTAAACCTTTATTCAATGCTTTTGAAATATGGGCAAAGACCAATGATGCTAATATGATTGTAATGTGTTCTATGGAAGACTTAGGGTCTAAAGTATTAGATAGAGTTTATAAAAGTAAAGGATACACTCTTATGGAAAATAGTTATAGGAAGGTAATTTAATGGGTGCAATAACAACAGCAATAGTAGCGTTTGCAACAACTTATTCTGCAGCTATCACAGCTACAGCAGCAGTAGTAGGTGCAACAGCAGCAGTAGGGGGTACACTCTATTCTGCTAACAAAGCTAATAAGGCTCAAAAAGAACAAGCAAAATCTACTGACGCTTCAAGAAGGGCTGTAGCTGCTCAAGCTAAACAACAAGAACTACAACAAGCTAGAGCTAGAAGAGAGGCTATTAAGAGTAATAGATTGGCTAGGAGTGCTACTATACAAGCTGGTGTTGCCAGTGGTGCAGGTGGTGGCTCAAGTAGAGAACAAGGCTCTGTAAGCTCTCTAGGCTCTCAAGGTGCATCTAACTTATCTTTCTTAGATACACAAACAGGATTAACTGATGTAGCTAATAGAGCTTTAGTGGATGCCTCTATATTTGAAAGCAGAGCTAATAAATATACTTCTTCTGCTAATATAGGTTCTTCTGTAGCTGGTCTAGGTACAACTATATTCTCAGGTGCAGGTGGATTTGATGCCTTTAATAAGAAAGCTACAGGAACAGCATAATGTCATTTTCACTTTCAGATGATACTCCTTCTCAAGGTTTTTCATTATCTCCAGAGCCTACTAGAACTAATTCTGAATTACAGAATAAAAGAACAGCTATAGAAGCAAGCTTAGCTAAACAAAACCTTTCACCTGAGTCTGATACAGACTTTAGCACTCTATTTCAAAACAATAAAACTGCTATTGATGCAGGTAAAGAGAATGAGATTAGAGATAATTTAGCTGCTATTGAACAACTAAACAATGTAAAAGCTCAAAGGGGTTTGTTTGCAGAAGGAGTAGCTAATGGTGATAGTGTTTTAGCTGAAGGGGCTTTAAATGTTGCTAAACAATCTCAAGAGAATTTACTCCCAGACTCTATTGAGTTTAATGCTTTAGATACATTTAGAAATGATAACCTAAACAGTGATTCTGAATTACTAGATAACAAACAAGCTTTACTATCTTCACAGATGTTAGTTAGTAAAAAGATAGATGAAGAAGAACAATTAGGTTTCTTTGATAAAGCTGCTGATATTTGGGTAGACTTAGCTTACTCTGCTAACTCAAATGGTGGTAACATAGGTACAGATGTTCTTAAAGGAGTAGCTAATGGAGTTCCTGCTGCCTTAGAAGGTATTGCAGATAACATTAATGAACTATTACCTAAAGCTTATTGGGACTTAATAGCTCAAGATGGTGATGGTATAGCATTAAGAAAAGCTGTAATGAACCAAGTAAACAAAGATACGTTACCTCAATTTAAAACAGGTGTAGTAGGTGATGTAGCTGAGACTATATCTGCCTTTACATTGGGTATGGCTAGCATAGTTACTAAGATACCTAAAGCTACTTCTCTTAGCTTAAATGCTTTAAGGTTTGCCTCTGCTGGGGTACTAGCTGATATTTCTATATTTAGAGGTACAGAGTCTGCTGTAGACTTAATGATAGAAAAGTTCCCTAGTACAAAGACACCAGTAACCCAGTGGTTAGCAGATAGAAATGAAGATAGTCCTTGGGAAAATAAAGCTAAACAAGCTATAGAATCTACTGCTTTAAACGTAGCAGGTGAAGGTGTAATCTTTGGTTTAATTAAAGGTTATAGAGGTTTAAAAGCTTTAAAATCTAAAGTAGCCCCTTATAAGAAAATATCTGAAGACCCTATTAAGATGATGGATAGTCTAGGTGATACAGAAGGAGCTGCTGCTGTAGCTAGAGAAGTATTAGCAGATGATGTTAATATTCATCCTCTAATGAAAGAGATGACTAAAACAGATGATGCTGTAGAAGCTGCTACTCCTACTATACTTAAAACTCCTTTAGATATAAAACCTGATGTGGGTTTATCTGGTGCTGTTTCAATTAGAGATGCACAAATTAAAGCTAGTAAAGTAGTAGAACAAATCAGAGGAATAACCTTTGGTGTAGGTAGACTACAAGGAGATGAATTAACTTCTGCTATAAACAAAACTAAAGAAGAGATAATAGGTTTATACCCAGAGCATAGTGTTGCTGATATAAGAATAACTCAAGAGAATGGAGTTCATACAGCTAATATTTATCTAGGTACTAAAGGTAAAGGCTTGGGTTATAAATCAGAACAGATAGCTAAGAATCAAACTGAAGGTTTAGAAGTAGAGATAGTTAAAACAGATACAGGTATGTATTACCCTGTACACAAGAAAGTAGTGACTGAAACTGGATTCACTTCACCTATAGACTTTGGTTCTACAAGTATCCTAGCTAAGAATGAATTAACTAGGTTTATAACAGAACCAGCAGAGTTCTTACCTGACCATCTATTAGAAGATATAGGTATTGCAGGTAACGCAAGAGATGTTATAAGAAACCAAATAATAAACCCATTACTTACAAGATATGTTAAACAAGTATCTAAAGAAGACTTAGGTATCGTTAATGACATAGCTGCTATAGGTAGAGATGCTGTTGCAGATGAGAAAGGTAGAACTGGTGTTTGGTTTAATAGAGATGAGTTTGATACTCATTATAATAGACTTAGCAAGAAAAATTGGCTTGGAGATGGAGTTAACTCTGATAAAGCTTGGGATAGTTACAAAGCTTACAGAGAAATTAATGATACTCAATATGCTTTAGAAAACTATAATGAGTTTGCCCGTAAAGCTACTATGGGTATGGAAGAGATTAATATCAGACTAACTGACTTTGAATACAGTGGTAATGGTATAGTAAAACCTACCTTAACAGCTACTGATTCTTTTAGAGTTTACTCACCTTCAGATAAGAAGATATTTAATAAAGGAGAATTAAGAAGTTCAAACCTATTAGAAGAATACAAAGATTATAAAGTAATTCAATTAGAAGATACAACCCAAGTAGAAGACACAAAGGAGGTAATCAAATATCTATTAGTAAAACCTAGTGACTTTAAAGCTAACCCTTTAGACCCTTTCCAAGTTAAT